AGAACTTCAATGCTCGTCCACCAGCTGTAATGGACTTGGGATCAAACATTCCACCGTCCATGTTATCTCGTGTCTGACTGAGAATGATCAGCGTTGATTTCGTGTCACGCAAACGACGAACAATTGTCCTTATCCAACTTGAGTTGATCTTTGCCTTGCCATCGCCATAGTCGCCTTTTGCTTTCGCTCCGCCGCGTCGTGCCTTTTTCTTCTCATCAAACTTTGCTGCCTCATAGATAGACGATAGTGCATCCATGCTATCTAACAGATAGAGGAACGGCTTACCTTTGCCTGCTTCAACGAGCGAAAGCCTATCATCCAATCCAAAGTAAAAATCCTCAGCAGTAGCAGAGTAGACAGGTAATCCATCTGCTACTGCTGGGGGTTGCAGCCGTGCAGCCATCTTGGCTCCGAAGAACTTTTCCATGTCCATCAGAGCGCCTCCTTCCACGTCATCGAAGACAAGATCATAGTTGTCCCAATAACGGTTGTTGGCAGCTTCAGCAAAGATGGTCAAGCACAAAAACGTCTTTCCTGACGTAGAATCTCCTGACATCCAAAAGTATCTCCCTTTGGTCAACCCATAATCCGGATAACCGGAACATGCTAGATTGATGAGAGTACTGCCGGTGGAAAGGCAATCTTCTTTCTCCACCTTTGCTCTGTGAACTGCCATTAGAATGACCACTCCTCGTCATTGTCGGCTTCCGTTGCCCCTTTCTTCTCCTTCTTGGCAGTCTCCTTTTTGGGCTTCTCCTTCTTAGCGGGCTCCTTCTCTTCCCCGCCCTTGTACACTTCCTCAGGACCAACCCCTCCTTCAATTTCCTCCGTGGTTTCATTCTCCAAAGTAAGAGACGTTCCATCCTTACTCACTTTGAGAATCGTGCATTTTTCTCCTTTGTACGTTACCGAGTCCCCTCTAGACAATCCGAAGTCTTCTGCGAGAGGATATCCTTCCTCGGGTCCAGGCTTAGATTCCTTCTTCGCCTTCTCCTTCTTTGGAGACTCCTTCTCTTCCTTCTTGACGTTGTTGGTCTCAACAGCAGGCTCATCGTCCTCTTCGACAGTTGAGCCCCCATCGCCTTCAACATCATCATCCTCGCCGTCGTCCTCAGAGACACACAAGAAGATATTCTTCATGTCCTTGTACGACTTTTCAACGAGCAGGTCATCCAGACACTGTCCATGATTGGCAAGCTCCGGAGCCAGTTCACCACGCGGAAGGAAGTCAATAGCGGTGCACTCAACGAACTTGAATGATCCACCAGTGTTCTCTTCAAACGTGCAACGCAGCGTCATGCCGTCTTCGTCTGCACAGTAAAAGAACTCCCAACCTGACTCTTCTGTGCTGTTATCAACACGGGAATCCAGCAGCTTGCCAAACGTGTGATGACTCACTTCCCAGAGCTTCAGTTTGCCCGGATCGGAGTGATCGTGGACAATGAACAACTGACGTTCCTTCGGGACCAACGCTTTCAGCACAACGGGATCTGCGTCAGGGTTGTCAGCTTGTTCGGCCTTCCAATCCTGAATTGGATCCTTCTTGCCAAACGTCTTTCCGATTGCACAGTACGACTTCTCTTCCGCTCCGATCTTGCGATAGATCCAGAAGGTACGTTCGTAATACTCTTCACCCGCCGACGCAAACGGGTTTGAGTCCTTTGCCTTGAAAGGAATGATGTCAATAGACTTGATTCCCTCCTTCATTTCAAAGAAGCTCCATCCTTCCGGCATCTTGAGAACAGATGTTGAATACCCGGACGAATGTTCAGCAGCTCGTCTCCTTGCTGCCGACTTCTTTTTACCTCGACGCTCTTTTGCTTTTGACATCTTCAATCCTCTTAGTAAAGACAGCCGCCTGGAGATAGGCAACGGTTGCCATTCTGACGACACAAAATGCGATAATTGGAAGTACCAACATCGCCACGAAACTGAACCAGACAGTTCTAAGCATCAGATCGATCATTTTTTCTCTCCATTGCCTTCCGTCTGCGTTCCATTCTCACCTGCTCCTTGTCAACGGGCTTTGTTTCGCCTCCTCGGTTAGCAGTAGCTTCTGAATAATAGTCCCTTATCCAGAGTTCAACCAACATCGACAGTGCCCTTTTGCGATGTTCTAGAGCATCCATTGCCATCTTGGTCATGTTCATCTGTTTGCGTGCTGTGATAACTCCTTTCACTGCACCAAGGTATTCAGGCTGAGCTCCAATTGTCGTTTCGACGGACTTGTCTGTTGCCTTTACCAGCCCATACTCTCCGGGATCGAGCCTGATCTCGTTATCCAGGCTGCACCGTATCCGCTCTTGATTTGCTTTCGCAACGTCAAACGCAGCTTGAGCCTCGACGCACTTCTCGCCCCATTCTGTGTACAGGTTGGTATGCCCTAGCCACTCCTTGTCCAATGCGAGATGGTCGATAGATAGATCAGGTAGGTTCATTTCAATCTCCGTTGATGATGTTGTAGCAGCTGATTACCAGTCCAGATCGTTTGCTGTCGAACCAGTTCTCACGAAACTCTTCAATAATTGCAGCAGCACGAGCATTACCTGTATTGAGCAACGTGGTCGTGGCGTAGGACATTATCAGCCAACGCAGCCCTTCAGGTTCTTCCTTCACGCTCTTCAAAATCTCTGCCATCTGTTTCCAAGTCGTTGACTTCTTCCCCAACGCACGGCAAATCGCAATCGCCTCCCCCTCCATATCTCTGGAGTTGAGATGCTCAACTGCTTCCTCGTCAGTCATGTTGATGACGGTGTGTAGCAGCACGAGCGCCTTCCGAGCGGAGGACTCTGACTTCTGTGCGATCAGTATCGCCAGGTCATCCGATACTTCTTTGTCTTCCTTCTCAGCAACTGTCTCAATCAAGCCAACCAAATCCTTTTCCGATATTGGCTTGAGTGCGAGCTCAGTTGCACGAGTGCGGATTGTCTTTTTGAGTTTGTGCGGGTCGGTCGTCGCGAACAGGAAGTATGTCTTTGGAGGGATGTCTTCTAAAATCTTCAACATCGCATTCTGTGCATCGCCTGTCATTGCTTGACACTCGTCCACCAACCACACCCGACAGTCTCCACTGATCGGACTCATAGCAGCTTGACGATTGAGATCGCGTGCCATGTCGATCCCACGTTCGCTAGACGCGTTCACTTCCACGAAGTCTGAATCGCCGCACTTGAGCATCTTCTTCAAGATGCGAGCGATCGTTGTCTTGCCACAACCGGACGCTCCAGTAAACAGCAAGAAGTGAGGGATCGTTTTTGTCTTCCCCATCGTGACGAGCGACTTGAGGACCTCCTTCTGCCCGACCACCTCTTTGAAAGTTTGTGGACGATACTTGAGATAGAGCGTGTTCGATTCGTCAGTCATATCTTCCTCATTTTCTTCTTGATTTTCTTAACCACCTTGGGAGCGGCTGTCTCTGGATACTCGAATGCGATAAGCATCTGAATGAAGTGAATTGCCTTCTGTAAATCTTCTTTTCCGTTTTTGTCTCTGTGCCGTGTAATGTACTTCACGACGCTTGCTTCACAGAAGTTAAGTTCGTTTCGCTGAGCATACTCAACAGGTTGGATGGCGAGAGCCTTGTAATGCGTTCCGCCATGCTGCACATTGAGAGGATTTGTCATGCTGCTACCCAAACTCCTGATTCGTTCTTAGCAAAAGGTTTCTTCTCATACCAATTTGTCGATGTTGCTTCTGCTTCTATCTCCAAACGCGTCACAACCCAGTCCCAATGCTCACGAACATCGATCGTCATGACCTGCTCGAGCATGTCCATCACTTCCTGGAACTCGTCTTTGTGTACGTCCAGAGATATAGAGTCATGGATTTGTCCGATCACCATGCTCTTCATTTCACGCTCTCTAAGCAGGTCGTTCACTCTGATCATCGACCACAGCAGCAGATGGAACGATGGTCCTTGAATCGGCGTGTTCATCAAATTGTTGTACGAACATTGTCCGCGACAGACGAAACCTGTCATTAACGGGAACGCTCCGTACTTGCAGTAATCGTCCCACCACTCGTCTCGTTTCTTCGCCCATACAGAGAACTTCTTCTCAAACTTGCTGGCAACATTCTCAATATGGGATTCGAATTGCTCTTTGCTCCCAATCCCTTGCCGCTCTAGATGCTGATACAAACCCAAACCGTCTGCTGTTTGCAGATGTCCGATTTGTATCGCCTCCCAAAGGTTGCGTGCCGTGTTCTTGTAGTAACTGCCGTAGAGAGTAGGAAAGACGAATTTGTTCTTCCCAAACCCTCGCACCGCTTTTGTCACTTCCTCTCGTTCAAGTTTATAGCTCTGCCCTGCCATGTCGTAATGGATATCTTTTGTGTCGTCGTCAGCGTAGGCAATCATTTCTGGATCCTTCCAAAAACAAGCAGCCCCTCGAAACTCCAACGCCCCATAGTCCGCCTCAACTAAAAGATACTCTTCACTGCGAGGGACGAACGCCGTGCGGATGATCTTTGCGAGACGTCTGTCTCTGTTCGGGTAATTGTGGAAGTTGGGATCAGAGCTGCTGCTGCGATACGTCGTTACCAAGTTGAAGTGAAAGGAAGGATGGAGAAGCCCGTTCGGGTCTACGAGCTTCAACGTCCCTTTCAAATTTTTGGCAAGCAGACTTTTCAGCTGCTCATGTAAAACCCAATCCTTCACGAACGGGTGCGTAATACCCTCAAACGCTTCTTGGTTTGTTGCACCCTCACCAGACTTCGTCCGTTTCTTTATCTCATATCCCATCTCCTTATAAAGGACTTCCGAGAGTTGCTTCCGCTTCCCCAGGTCGGCGGAGCGTCCAAACTTCTTTCTCCATATCCGGAACACATCGTCCTTTCGGAGCGACTCACCCAGCTCCTGAATCTTCTTCTCTGTGAAATCTATCGCACGATCGAGATACTCTAGATCAATTCTCATTCCCCTTTCTTCAACATCGGAAAACGCTTCGGAAGCATCCATCATGAATCGGAACGCTGCTGGGTTTGCTGGTAATGTTTTCAATTGTCTTCTCCTGGTAGTACGTCTTCATCAAAGTCTGGAGACTCTAAAATTCTACGTTCGACTTCCAAGTCTCTGTTCAACGCTTCCTCTTTTGTAAACTTGCCAGCGAAGCGACCCGACTGGAGCTTGGCTATGTTTTTGTACATCACTTCGTCAACTTCAACTCGCAATACGTTGCACAATTCCGCAACATACCAGAGAACGTCTCCAATCTCTTCTTCCAAGTTGGTGCAATCAAGCGGCTGGTCAAACATGAACGTCCAGTCAATTGCTTCTCCAATCTCGCCGGCTTCTGTCTGGATCCCAAACATGCCGTGCAGCACACGAAGATGGACAGGTGTCAACTTCTTCTGCATACCGACCATTTCCGGCATGTTCTCCTGTCCGAGCTCCATCAGCTCTGTGAACCGTAAATCAGAACGGTCGATCTCCTGTCCGTAGAAAACTCTCCGCTTGATAAAATCAACCAACCTCCCTACATGAATGATCTGAGACACAGCACCAGCGACCAACGCCAGTCCCTCCTCGTCCAACCGAGACATCTGATCGTCGAAATGCTCCCTCTCACAAGGTGAAGTCATCTGTGCGAGGCGGGCGTAGTTCTTTGAATTAACTTCCATTATTCCAGTCCTCCATCATCTTGTTGCGTTGGTACTGAGCAAGTTTGTATTCAACCAGAGCATCTATCCCATTATAGAGCAGCAGATCTCGAGGAGCGAGACTGAAGACTCTGTTCTCAGTAACAGAATCATCTGCTTCCAGATATGGGCCCGCAACAAAGTCCCAGGGAGCAATCCCCAAGCACACGAACGCTTGGAACTTGACTGACGTGACGCGACGTCTATTGTCCAAGTGATGGGCTGACAGCA